CTTACACAAATTAGAGAAGGTACATCAAAGTGCCTTTTCTCATTCTTTAAAAAGATTGGTGGTGACAAGCATTTAGATTAGTTTTAATCTGAATGTCAACATGCCAAAACTTATTGATAAAGATGGGAATGAGTTGCTTAATTTACAAATGTCTACAGATGAACATTGGACAGGAAAATATTGGATTGATGGTAAAAAGATCTATGAAAAAATCATTACGTGGACTGGATTGAACGTTGGAGTAAGCACAATCAATCATTCAATCAGTAATTTAAACGAGTTTATTGATTATGAAGTCACATGTTCAAATGGAGAAGATTTCTACAGATTCCCTGTTGTTTATTATTCTGGTGGTAATACAGGAACATTCTACTGTACGTATTTCATTTTGAATGTAAATAATATTCGTTTTGCTAATAATTACAGTTGGGCAAATTATAAATTTAAAGCAATTATTCGTTACACCAAAAAATAAAGGCACTAGTATCTTTTCTTATTTGATTTTCATTAAAAGAATTAAAGAAAGAGAGGATCATACAAATGTCAAAAATTAAAAAATTCGTGGGGGGGGGGTACTGTTTACTAGCAATAGTAAAAACAGTATCCTTTTACCTATTACCTTTGACAAAGGAGGTGCAGTTGAATAGCTGTGCTTCTTTAAAAAGAGGTGTTATTTATGGCTAAATTTGTTAATTCTAGCGGAGATGAAATCAATACGGATGTCGTTCTTTGGAATGGTAGTCATTTCGGCTATGGTCACGATTTAACATTAAATGATGATGCTTTGAAATTTAAAGAGTTAATCATAATTAGTGATAATAGCGCAGTTATTGCACCAATTATTGATGGAGAGATCATATATTCTGGTGTTGTTAACAACTGGACTGTTACTAATATGTCTTTTAAATATGATCAGGCATCAAAACTGTTACACATTGATAATTGTAGATGGACAAATTCATCTAACAATCAAGGTACAACTGTTACTAAAGTCATTGGAAGATATTAGTCATAAATAAAAGCTGTTCCATGATATGGGAAAATTTGTTAAAAATGATGGGACTAAAATTCCAATTGGTACTGTCCTTTTTGATGGTGCAACTCAAAGTGATTTTACATTAACTGATGATATATCTAATTATGACTATCTAGAAATCTTCTATAGAAGTCATAACTGGGTTAGTCCTAAAAGTACAAGAATGTCATTAAAAGCAGGTGCAAGAGTACATTTATCAGATGTACATGCAAGTGAAAATACTATTACAATATATGAGATGACTCTTGTTTTCAGTGGCAAAAACGTTACATTAAGTGGATGTACTAAAGTCGTTGGTGTTGTGTATATAACTGAGGTTGAAGGAACAATATACCAAGTAATAGGATACTGATTGCTAGCAAATAGGAACTTATGTCCCAATTTGTTAATGCAAATGGAAATACATTATTAAATCTTAAGTTTTCTTTAAAAGAACAGGAAACAGGGATGCAATGGATTGATGGTAAAAAAATATATTGCAAAGTAATACTCGTAAATGGGTTTGATAGCAAGGATAAATATGTACAACATAATATATCAGATTTATACAGAGTATTGAGTTGTGATTTATTTATGAAAACGAGTGATGGAACAAACCACATGATACCGCGAGCACATCAAGATGAAGATCATGATGGTATTTCTATTCAAATAACTAAAACAAATTTAATATTGCAAGTTGGACAATCAAATGGTTTTGCTGATGCTACAGGATATGCAATATTGAAATATATAAAAAGCAAATAATTAAAGGGCGAAAGTCCTTTTTTTGATGCCCTGGACACGGCTTAAAACTATCTAGAAAGGGTGATTGAAATGAAAGTTAAAAAATATGATTTTAATCAATGGCTAAAAGCCGCAGGGGTTAGAGCGGTCAAAACAGTAGCTCAAACCGCTGTAGCACTAATTGGAACATCTACAGTCATGAATGAAGTCAATTGGGCAATGATCATTAGTGCAAGTTGTCTATCTGGTGTTGTTTCAATTCTAACAAGCGTTGCAGGACTTCCAGAGTTGGAAGAAATTGTAGATGAAAGTTAGGAGTGAAATCATATGACAGAAGCAGTTACAGTTGCTTTGATTTCTGGTCTATGTGTAGCTGTGCCTAGTGTAATCACTACAATGTTTTCAAACAATAAAGCTAATACATTAATGAATTATCGTATTGATGAGCTGACAAAAAAAGTTGAAAAGCACAATAACGTAGTTGAACGTATGGCGCTTCAAGAGCGTGAAACTAAAGCAATATGGAAAAGAATTGATGAAATCAAAGAGGAATTAGAGAAAGAGAGTGAATAGCTCTCTTTTTATTTTAAAAAAGGAGGTATTAACATATGGGATATGTTATGAAAAAAAATTTAGCGCGTAAAGAAAATTATGGTAGTCAACGTAATACAAATGATATTAAATGGTTAGTCATTCACTACACTTCTAACGATGGTGATAGTGATGAATCGAATGGTAAATACTTTGCTAGAGAAGTTGTTAAAGCATCTGCTCATTATTTTGTAGATGATGATTCAGTAACTCAAAGTGTTCCAGATAATTATGCTGCTTATGCAGTTGGTGGTAAATGTCAATCAGCTCACCATCCATATTATGGCACAATTAAAAATGCTAACTCAATCTCTATCGAAATGTGTGATAACCATAAAGATGGTACTGTTCATATTTGCGATGAAACACTTGCTAATACTTATGCGTTAGCACGTGCATTGATGAAAAAATACAATATTGATATTGATCACGTTGTACGTCATTACGATGTCAATGGTAAATTATGCCCAAACTGTAATGGTTTACTAAATGATAACGTATGGCAAACATTCAAGAATAACATTGTTAACTCTACAACTGGTGCACTAGGCACAGGCACTGTAGTTCCAGCTGCTGCTAAAAATGATAACTTAGACAGTTTGATTGCAAGAGGTCAACAACATTCAATCAACTTTACAGGTCATTCAATTGCAACTGATGGTGCATATGGTCCTAAGACTCAAGCAAATATTGCTAGATGCTTCCAACACGCTATTAATTTGGACTATGGCAAAAACTTAAAAGTTGATGGTGCTTTTGGTAAAAACAGTAAATCGGCTTTAGGTAAACACTATGTCAAACGTAAAGAAACTCAATACATGGTTACAGCAGTAGAAATTGCGTTAATGTGTAGAGGATATGATCCATCTGGTGTTGAATGTCCAGGTAAATTTGGTAGTGGATTAGAAGCTGCAGTAAAACAATTCCAATCAGATAGAGGATTGAAAGTTGATGGAATTGCAGGAAGAAACACTATTTTGAAATTAATGGGTGTTTAGAATGAAAAGATTAAAGATTATCATCATTATATTACTTTTATTGAATATTTGTTTACTTGCCAAAAATACTCAATATCGTTCTCAAATCATAGAAAAAGATAATCAAATTGAGAAATTAAAACAAGAAAATTTGAAATATCAATATCAAATTGAAAAAATGAATGAACAATGGGGAGTGTACAGTAAATAATTAAGTAGTATAATTAAAGTTGTAAAAATTTAATTGTATTATAACTGATCCATACTTTAGTTAAATTATTCGACGTCAAGAAACAATTGAATATTTACATTAAAAAGACCTACTCATTAATTTGGGTAGGTTCTTTTATTTATTCAGCATTATTATCAAAGTAAATTTCTTGATTTTGATAATAGTAATCAACTAATTGATCTACATAATAATCAAAATCTTCTTTATTTTGATGTCTAACTTCATTTTCTAAATTATTAATATATTCATGAACTTCATTATCATAGTCGCCTTCCATAGGAAGTTGTTCCAAATAATATCTACATTCATTTTTTTCTTCATACGCTTTTTCTAAATCTAAAATAATTTCTTGTTTAATTTCTTCTTTTGTCATTTTTATTTCCTCTGCTTTCTTAATTGTACTATACATTGCATTTCTAAAAACATCTGATTGTTTAATCCCAAGTTTTTTGCAAGCTTCTTTGAATTCATCTACAAATTCAGTTTTGTACGATGCTTTTACTTGCTTCATGTTTTCTTTTTGCCATTCTCTCATGTATTTTGCTTGATTAAATTTTTCCTTTTCCATAATTATTCCTTTCCTAATAAATAAAAGCCTAAAATCATTAATATCATTCCTAAAAACCAATAAGTTTTAAACAGTGTAAGGATAATACCTAAAAACAGAATTATTATTTTTATTTCTTTTTTCATATTATTTGATATAATTTAGATGAAGAAAGAGAGAAGAAGATTATTTCTTCTTTCTCTTCTTTGAACTCTTTTTGCTGACATATTTTGAACCGATGTAACCAACAATTAGAGTTGCTATTGGTTGGGCGAAGTTATTAAAAATTTCGCTCAATTTTTTTAAATCATCTAAATTCATATCCTACCTCCTCTCTTTACAATATTATTATAGCATAATAGTACCATTATGTAAAGGGTAGGAGGCATTTTTATGCATTTTTTAATTTCTCTATCCTTATTGTGTATAGGGATAATAATTACAAAAAAAACAATCAAATTTATTTTTGGCATATTTTTGACACATTTCTAACTTGCTATCTACTGGATAGCCACTGTATGTCTACTGGCGTTTTGGATTTTTTTATTAAAAATTGGCTAAAACTGTGACTGATACTCTACTGGATAGCTACTGTATAGCTATCGACATTTCAAAAGAAAAGGCATGGAAAGTCTTACTTGGACACAATAAAGATTTTCATTTATTTTTTTTGGATGAATATCTTTACCAAATTTATCAATCATATTGGAATAGACATTTGGTGTAAATTCAAGTTCAATAACTTCGATTTTTCCTTCACCATACATGTACGTCATATTATTGAGCTTCTTTTCAAATGAGTTTAATTGATAATCATCAAACTTTACATCACTATCTTTAACGATTTCAACATTTTTTATATAGTCTAAACGATATTGAATGCATGTATTTGGATCTTTTGCACCTTGACATAAAAGATAATATTCATTGTTAGAAAAGACAGTATCGATAGGAGCTAATTCGGTTAATTTATGTTTTTCATTAAATGTTAAAGAAGGTTTTTGATATTCAAAGCGAATTTTTTTCTTTTCTTTGATAGCTTTGGTAATGACTTCTAATTCTTGATAGAAAACTTGTTCATTTTCATTTTTAACAACATGCAGATTTAGTCTTTTTTGAAAATAAGCTTGGTTATGAATACTAAATAGATCTTGCATTCTTTTTTTATAGTTTTCTTTTGTTTTTAAAGTAAAGAAATGAGAACTATAAACAAGATCAATAATCGCTTTGGCTTCCATTAAGTCTAGATTTGGATTTTCATAATAAAAGTAATTATTTCTTCCTTCTTTATAAGTTTTAATGATTGTATCTTCATAATAATTATTATAGTTTTCTACAAATTTTTTAACGATTCTAAAGTCTATTTTAAAATCATAGCCTTTATCATAAATCAAATCTTGAATTTGATTAATCGTGATTGGATTTTTTTCATCACTATTTTTAATAATTAAATCAATCACAGATATATATTTAATATATGAATCATGATCTTTATTTCTATTCATTTAAATCACCTCGTATCAATATCATAAACGAAAACATTCGCTAATACCTGCTTATATAAGACGGTATTAGTCTTTTTATCATTATATAATAGATTCAAAGAAAAGGGGGATTTGCATGTTAAAAAGAATCATAAATAAAATTAAATATCATTTGATTAAAGAAATTGTTTTAGTAGATAGTGAAAATATTGGTTATCAAATACCAGAAGAAATACCAAAGAATACATTAGTTTATCTTTTTATCAGTGATCCATTTATTGATGAGAAGATAAAGAACTATAAAAATAATAAACATATAAAACTTATCAATATTTCAAATATCAGAAAAGAATGTGTAACAAAAAATATTATGGATTTTTGTATTGTTGCAGAACTTACAAATTTACTTTCTTATGTTTCAAAGAAAACAAGAATTGTCATTTGTTCAAAAGATAGAGGTTATGATGCAAGTATCTTATATTTAAAAGAAAAATATCCAAAACAATTAGTTTCAAGACATCCAGGATCATTTTGTTATTATTATAATGAAGGAAATGAGGATTACCTTTCTATTATGTCAAAGACAAATGATTCTTTAAGAAAGAAAATATTAAGTTATACATGTATGGATTCTTTGAAAAATGCTTTAAGTAAAAATGAAAAGAAATTATTTGTTGTAGAAGAATATATTAATACAATTGGTATGGTTAAAACATTTATTGAATTTGATATTTATCAAATGAGTTATGAACTTTATTATTCTGGAACACATGTTGGCTCTTTTGAAAATAAAGAGGATGTTTTCTATGAATATCACCAATGTATTGCAAAAATTCATCATATTTATGATAAATATGAATCTCATGAAAGATTTCTAAAATCAAGACATCTTCATATTAGACATTATATTGAAGAAGCATCAATACAAAATCTACCATTAGAAGAATGTTTAATTAATCATTTAGGAAAGGAACAAGGACATTCTGTTTATAAAGAATATGTTAGTTAGGAAAAAATATTATGGAAAGAACAATAAGAGTAACAGGTAAAGGAAAACTTGCAGTCAAACCAGATTTAATAGAGTTAACTTTATCAATAAAAGATATAAAAAAAGAATACGATGAGCTACTAAAAAGATCGTCAAGTGCGACAAATGAAGTAAAAGAATTACTTGAAAAAATTGGCTTTGAACGAAAAAATATCAAAACAAAAAGTTTTGATATCAATATAGAATATGATAGTTATAGAGATAAAAATGATAAATGGGTTGAAGAATTTAAAGGCTATAGCTTTATTCATAAAATGAAAATAGAATTTGAAGCAAATAATAAAATGCTAGGCCGTGTTTTATATACATTATCTAAAAGTA